ATCCGCTGCCGAAGCAAGCGAGTTACTTGTCTTAAAATTGAAAAGGTTACCAGAAACACCCAGGTCTGCCGTACTAGGAGCTCCAGTTGCTCCGTATTCGCCCCACCATTGAAATGTTGCAGCCATAAGTTTTTACCTTTTTTAGTTTTTAATATGTGAAATCTACCACTTATACTTAAAACTTATAACTCGGTTGTAGAAGGTCATCCATTTCTGGATATTCTTATCAATAGTATTTTCTTTATACCATTGATAATTATTTTTACCGAGCCTTAACCTTAAATCTTTATTCTTGATAAGAAGTTCTAAACTATCAAACCACTCCTTCCCAGTGTTAGCTAAGAACCCCGTATATCCTTCCTTAACACTCTCACTATATGGCTTCATCCTAGTTGCTACAACTGGTATTCCTGTGGCTGCATACTCTAAAACTTTTAATGAGCTCTTGCATTGATTAAAACCTGTTTCTATTAAAGGTGCTATGCCAATGTCAAAAGCACATTCTTTTAGTTTGCTTGGATAATATAATAAATCAATTCCTGGTATTTTTTCAAGTTGCCCTCCATGTTTACAATAAGGGCAAATAGATGTAACAGGTGAGATATTCCGAAAGAGATTTGCCCCTCTTTTAGATTCTCCATTATATCCCATTAGGCAGAAATGCACATTTTGATACTTTTGACAAATCTTAGTGATTACTTGCTCTATTAATTGCAAATCCTCATAATGCGAACTCGCTCCTGCCCATCCAATTCTTATTATATCATCATTCTTCTTTTTGTAAAACGCATCCCAATGAGAGGCTTGCCAAGCAGGCATATCCCAAAGTGTTTTATCTAAGTAATTAGGCAAAACTTCTGTTCTCGGATTCCAAAGAGAAAATTCTTTTTGTAATCTTTTTGTAGTTACTTGCATAGCATCACATTTCTGCATAATTTTTAAGCATCTGCCAAGATTAGGGCCAAAAGGCGACCAAAAATTAAAAGAAGGATTAGTAGGAGAAATAGCATTAACATAATCATCTAGTTCGTAAATTATCTTTTTACCGAGGGAATGAGCATGGTCAATTGATTCATAGGCTTCAACATCAGTCATTCTTTGAATAATAATAATATGTGCCCATTCAACCATTTTCCAATCCCAACCAAAATTTACTACTACATTGGCTAAATCTTGTTTTTTAATCTCATTGGCAGGAACAAGCATACGATAAAATCCGCAACCTTTATTGTCCCTCACGATAAAAAGTAGGTTGAGTCTATCAGGTTTGTTTATTTCACTCATTTTAATACAGACTCTAATTTATTAACCGAATTTTCCCAATCTAATTCTTTAGCAGTTTCTAATCCTCCTCTAATTATCTTTTCTCTTAGTGTTTTATTCTTCATTAGTTTTTCAATACAAGATTTAATTTTAGAGGCATCATCTTTAGGATTTCTTCCTGTTTGAAATACTAGAGAGTTTTCTTCATGTTTACAAAACATTTTAGCTCCAGCAGTTTCCCTAGTAATTACAGCACAACCGCAAGCCATTGCTTGAGCTTGTAATTCAGCAGTACCATCTTCATAATATGCTCTTATTAATATATCACAAGAAGATAGTATTTTTCTGGTACCACCAATAGTAGGATTTATCCAATGCTTATCGCTTTTAATTGTGAATTTAGTATTACTCATCGTCCAGAGTTCAAAACCTCTTAAATCTGATAAGGCTCGATTGATACTTTCAACCCCTTTCCAAGGAAATAAGTTTCCTTCAACAAGGATTCTAGGAATATCATTTTTGGGAACTGCTAATTCTGGATAAAATAGTTTATGGTTAACTCCAATAGGAATAATAATTGATTTTTTCTGAAAACCTATTGTAAATAAAGATTCATTAGTAACCAAAAAAGTAAATGGTAATTGATAAGAGGCTTCTAAATATTTTTGCTGAGCTTCATGTTCAACTTCTATTCTATCTTTATCTAATTTTGGGAAATTTGCTTTGATAGTTTTTCGAGAATAAAATTTCTTAATATCATCAGTTAAGAAATAGAATTTTTTGGCTTGAACATCTAAATCGTTAATATAAAAAGCACAAGAAGGATGATAAGCGATTATCGCATCTGCTTTTTCAAAGAATTTTAAACTATCTTGTATTTTTTGAGGTTGTATTTTAAGGGGGTAAATGGGTGAAACTAATTCATCTAAAGAAGTAATTCTAACATCATGATTTCTTTCAAGTAGTCTGTCGGCTAACTCAAAAAGAACTGGAACTCCATTAACTCTCAATGAGGGCAACAAAAAAATTATCTTCATAAAAATAAAACTAAACCTTTTACTTTTTTAAATTTAGGATAATACCATAATGTAAACTGTAGCATCTCCTGCTCCTTCTTTAAAGACAGAGATTCTATCTAATCCTCTGCCAACTAGAAATTCTCTTTCTACTCCATTTCCCAGTAAATAATCATCAACATCAGCATCATCATCTGAACTAGCTGGTGTGAGTAAAATATGAACTCCTGCGGCATCAGGTGTTATTTTGACTAAATGTTCACTAGAAACATTGCCACTAATATCAAGCTCAGCAGCATTACCAGAGATTACATCGATAGTATAATTTATAGAACTACCAAATACTTGCATTATTTATTTTTTTTAACTGTTTTTTTACCTTCCCATTTTTCAGGGTGTTTAATTCTAATATGAGCAAGCAATCCTGCTTTGCTCTTAGCTTCAATCCCACAATGAGGGCAAACAAATCCTTCTCTCTTTTCTTCTGCTACCTTAACTACCCTTTTAACTTCTTGGGTTGGTTTCTTGTCTTTCGACTTCATGATTGAAAACTCATTGGGATTCTGTTTGACTAGAATCTGAGCTAATTTGAAAGGGATTTCTGCTTTGAAATCACTAAAAATATAACTTCGACTAATTTCTCTTATATCTTTCTTTCCACCTTGTAAAACATTTACTGTATTAAAAACAACAGGAACTGATTCATTATCAATAGTTTTACTTTGAACTATAACTATATTTTTCATATTAATCTTTTACCTAATAACTAAAGTATAATCTTAATGGTTATATTTGTCAAATATTATTTGTCTAAATTTTTTCGTCCAGGATTTTCTATTGAAGTTGACTTTGCCATTACATTTCCTGCATAAAGTAATTAAATTATATTCTACACTATTCTTTTTGTTGTAGTCAATATGATGTATGTGAAGAAATTGTTTTTTCTCGCATAATTGGCAGGTATAGTTATCTCTTTTCTTAATTCTCTTTTTCAATCTCTTGTTAAATTCAGGTGAATATGGTTCAAATGATATTCCGCCTTTCCAATTAGGTGATAATTTACCATTTTTTCCATACATAGCATTATTTTTACCATTTGAATTTTTGCTTCTAATTCTTTTCATTTTCTTTGTATTATTTGCCTTAATCATTTTTGCTCGATATTCAGGAGTTTGCCATTTCTTTTTAAGAGCTTCAGATACCTTTTTAATATGTGCTTTGCTTTTTGGTATACCTTTGAGTGATTCAGATACAGCCTTTCTATATGCAGATGTTTTGCTAATTCGTGATATGTCTCTCTTTCTTTTTTCAGCCCATTCTTTATTATTCCACATTTTCTTAGTTAACAGAGAATGTTTCTTTTTACATGTTTCAGACTGTTTCTTACCTATATGATATTTTTTGTATTCGTTTATATCTATTCTTTCAAAATACTTCTTTCTTTTTTCCTTCATTTTTTGTTTAGTTTCTTCTGTATGTTTTTTTCCTTTGAAAGCACCTTTCATGCCAATAAAAAACCTACCTTTAGAATTTCTTCTATCGGTAGGTTTTTCGTCTTTTACTAGTTTTTCTTTCTTACTTGTAACTGTTTGTGTTTGAGAAATGTTTGAGATTAACATACCTATATTTTATACAAATATAAGTATTTTGTCAAGATTGTTGACAATAGTTTACCCCAAGTTTTTTACGCACGCTTGCCACTGGGGCACTCGAACTTCCAAAACAATGTTCCAGACTACTGTCTGCGTTTCCGCCAAGTCTAGAGCACGGTAAGTGGGAAGTCGGTACATCGGCTCTGTTTGGGCTAAAGCAATTTCTTCCATATCTACTATAAAGACATCAGTATTCGGAGTATTTGGCGAATTAGCTGCTACCAAGAACGGGTCGAGAACAATCTCGATTGGTCCCGCCCAAGACATATAGCGAGCTACGTTATAGCCAAAAGTCATTCCGGCACTTGGGTCATTATAAACAACTTTGTTAGCCCAGAGAGCTGCGAAATCTCTTAAATCCTTTGCTCCCATAAACATATGGGTAATCATTCCACCGTTATCTACAACTGCCTGAATGGCGTTGTCTACGTAAGTTTGGGAAATTGGTTCCCCCAATGCGTTGACGGTATTAGATGATCCAGCATAATCAGCAATCAATTTATATAGACCGGTAAAATCATTGGCAGAAGCGCCAGCATGATTACCGTAATAAATCTTCTTCTCAACATCATGGAGAATTTTACGCATACCTTTTTCCAGATGAAGATTCATCAGGTCAAAGTAATCACTTGATGCCCATTGAGCCAAATCGCAGACTTTTACGCTTGTTGCGTATGTCTTGATTTGTGCAGAATAGCGAGTGATTGTCGCGTCATTCTCGGGAGGAGTACCACATTCGGCAACAGCGGTGTCTTCATCACCTAATGCTGTAACCATATCCCACTCGTGAGTTTTACCATTTGCTTTTACCCTAGCAACCCTATCTAAGAACGGTGTGTTTCGGCGAGTAATATCCCCGATTTGTGTATCGAGGTGTTCTCGCTGAGCAAACGCTCCAGAGGTTGTAGTATAAATGGCATCTTTCATGAGCATAGATGCGGCTTGATCCACGCCTTGAGATGCTTTTGCTGACTTTTCTAAGAGTGCAGCAGCTTCAAGTAAGGTCTTTCTCAGATTTTGCTGAGTGTTATTTTCCATACTTATTAGCTTTTTTTATAATAATAATAATAACCTGACACTTTTACTTATTACTCTTGTACTTTTTGAGCGTATTCGACACGGATTCTTTGAACCCTAGCGAAAAGATTCGGGTCGTTACTGTGTTCTTTCCTCACTGCCTCAATCTTTTTGTTTCTTTCCTTAGTGAGTTCTTCGGCAGTCTTATCATTGCTTTCCTCATCCCCAATGCTTTTATGAACTTCTACAGTCTTACGACTTGATGGCTGAGATTCAAGCTCTTCAACTCGCTCGGCGAGTTTTTCATTGCTTTTTAGAACTTCTTTTAAACCCTTAGACATATCCTTAACGGTTTTTAGAAGCTCCGCCTTCTCATCATCAGCAGATTCCTTTTCTGCTTTCTCCTCTACTTTTTTTACAGATTTCTTCTCTGCTTTTACAGATTTTTTCTCTGCTTTCTTTACAGAAGCTTTTTCCTTGTCGTCTTTTTCAGACTTGGTTTCGTCTTTTTCAGACTTGGCTTCTTTATCAGACTTAGAGGCTTTTTCGCCTTTATCCTTGTCTTTATCCAATTTCCCATTCTCTGGGGTTGCTAAGGCTTTATCCTTTTCGTCTTTGGATTCAGACTTTTCGGTATTAGCTTTTTTCTTAGCTTTCTCAGCTTCCAGTGAGATATCTTTTTCAGACATATTAAGACTTTCGTTAATAATTAATAATAGAGACTCATCACAGGATTGTAAACCTGTGTATGTTAACTCAAGAAGCAAATCTGCTTCCATTGACTGTATCCTCTTTACTATTTTCCTTGCTAATGTTCTTAATTTTTTATCTTTCTGACTTCTTATGCTCTTTTCTTTCTTTTTCTTTTTTACTTTCTTTATTAACTTTCTATCATTTTTTTTAACCGATTTAGCGATACTTGAAACCCAAGACTTAGGATAAGCTGGGCTTGAAGTAACGGCAATATGGTCTAAGTCAATCTCTTTATAAAGACGAACCCATTTTGCGTCATCTCCCTTGCCTTCTTTAACCGTTTCATAATCTTTAACGTAGCCACCGATTGATAAACCAAGTTTCTTGTTTTTCTCTATTAAGGCATACCATAAATCTTTAGCAGAACTCATCTCGTTTAATTTAGCCTTAATCCCTAAATCATTATTTTCGGCAATTTCTAATTTATCAATATCTCCTAATTCTCCTAACCAAGAGGTATCATGTTCGGCATTTAAGGCAATAACATGTTGTTTAAGAGATTTTGCCATTGATTCAATGGCTGATGGTGCCATTCTGTCGCCATGTAAGTCTAGTTCTGTTCCTGAAGCAACTCCTTCAACATATCTTTCTTCAATTTCATTACCATCCTTATCTTTAACGATTTTGACACTTGTTTTGATAATAGGGATAGTAAACTTAAATCTTTGAATTTTAGTATCTGTCATATTTGTTTCTATTTTAAAAGAAATAAATCTTTATATTTTTCTGAGTCATATATTCTAAAAGGTTGAAAACCAAATCTTCCTTTTTTACCCGCACACCAATCTTCAAGTTTCATAAAAGGCGGTATACTTCTATTATTACTAGGGCACCAAGAAATATCTTTTGATGTCTTTTCTAAAAAGTATTTCGCATCTTTATCATCTACTTCTGTAACAAACTTTTTCTTAAAACTGTATTTCTTCCCACTTTTTGCTGTTATTATGAGCATTATCTGATACCCACAATTATAAATGATATACATTCCAACTAACAAAAAAAGTTCCAACAAGACTATGACTCCTATGAGTCTATAACTTTTACTGGAACTTTGCTTAAACTAAGACAAGTATATAAACTTTGTCTCTACTTGTCAAATAATATTACTTTTTACTCTAGTTTCAATAGTTTTTATTAGAAGAATTTCTGTTGAATAACATTTAGGGCATTTAGGCATTATAGTCTTGATAAATTTTTTACTTACTTCTTCAGTAAATATTGTACCACACTTTTGACATTTATATTCTTTTCTCATTATAGCATACCTTTTATAAAATTATACTCCTTTCTGTTTTTCTTTTTTCAAAGTAATTTTTATATCTTTCAATTTGCCCAAGAGTATCGTCAATGTGTTTAATTACAACATCTTCCTTATACCCAAACCTATATCCTGACAAAGATAGTTTACCACAAAATGATTTATCGCCTCCAGCATGTTTGGGAACAGGATATTCCCAACCTCCAGAGTCTTCTTTCCAAGCTCGTCTTAATCCTATCATACAATTATGAATTATAATAGGAACAGCATAAGTATTATCTTTGGTTTCAATATTATAAACATATCCTTTATAATCTCTGCTTTCAAGATTTTTTATTGGAACAAAGAAATTATCTTTGTTTTCAAAATATCCTTTTCGTTTCTTATTAATACAAACAGAAATTACATATTGTTTAAATTTCTTGCCATTTAATTCAACCTGTCTTTGATAAAAACTAGGAAGCATATTTAATTTTGAATAAATCATTATTAATGCCCACATAATTTTCTCAGAAGCGGTTACAATAACAGTTTCATTTTTTGCTTTTCGTCTATACCCGTCTCCATCAATATAAGATTCTAAAAAGCTATCTAACAATTTTCTTGATGAATTTATTATAAATGGAGGAATTATTTTATTTCTAGCTCCTTTTCTAAATTCTTTATTAAAAAAACTATAAAGAATACGAGAGTAAAATCTTAATCCAACCGCATTTCCCTTTAATTTATAAACTTTCCCTTTTTTATTGAAAACAGACTTTAGTAAAATATTTACCTTTTCCGCTTCAGAAGAAACTCCATTTAGGGTAAAAACAATTCCTTTTTGCTTACTCATTGACGAACCCTCAGCTAGATACCACCCGCAAAGTCTAAAAAAAGCTTCATTGAATTCTATAAATCTTGGTAAAGAATATGAACTACCATTTTTACTAGTAATATACTTTTTTCCAATTTTATATTTTAACATATGAGTTCTTTTTCCATTGTTACTTCGTTTTGAATAATAACTATTTTTAACATAGTTAGCCAAATCAATTTTTTTTATTGAAGTAAAGGATTTTAACTTTGGAAAGACAAGTAAATCATTTTTCCTTAAATCTTTTGCTTTTACCCATTTTAATTCCTCACCTGATACCAAAACAGGATGTTCTAAGGTCAATTCAAGTTCAGGCAAATTACGACATTTAATCTTAATCAATCTTCCATTGTAATATCTCTTGGTAGTATTTATTATTTTTTGATAAGTTCCTTTAGAGGAAAGAACTCTATCTCCTATTTTAAGCTTTTCTATATTCTTTGATTCTGGGGTAGCTAGAACATTTGAACCTTTTGGAAGACAAATCCCGCCAATAAAAGGGGTTAATCCTATATTAGCTTCAGGAATATATCCAACTCTATTAACTCCCCCTCTATTATCTATTAAGCCTTTTACATAAGGAGAAATCAAGAGTTTGGGTTTTAGAACCTTTAGACATTTTTCTAACCAACCATCTGTTTCAATTTTTACATCATTATCAATTTTAATTACAACATCAGCTTTATCACCAATTTTGTCAATAGCAAAATTAACACCTCGATTAATTCCAATGTTCATAGCCAGAGGATAAACATAGACTTTGCCTAATTGATTATGAAACTCATTAAGCCATTTTACAGTTTTATCTTTACTGCCTTGGTCAATAACAAAATGGTCATAGGGAATATGAGTCTTTTTGGCAAGACTTTGAAATGTTCGTTTGGTATAAGAAAAACGATTTTTTGTTAGGGTGAATAATGCTATTTTCATAATTTTATGGCATTAACTTCATTATTTGGAAACATAGATTCTACTCTAATACAATCACTATGATTACTAATTGGAAGACCCAATCTTTTTACAATTTTTTTAGATAGTTTTGTTGATGAAGTAATGAAACCATTAAATTTAATATTTTGGTTTTTATTTACCAAATATAAAACAATAAAATCTTTGTATTTATCTTTACGATTAATCCAACCATAGAAAATATAATCTAATTTTTGTTTAACATATCTATCCCAATAAACCTCTGGTATTTTATTTAAAAATTTAGCTATTTTCTTTTTCATTTTTTATTCACCGCTTTTGCTAAATTTTTACTTGTTTGAGGAAATTCCCCACCCATTGGATTTTCTTGCCCTATGTTCGAGTCATGCCAATGATACTCGGTAATTATTTCAGGAACATGAACTATTCTCATTCCTGCTTTGCCAAATCTTACCATTAGTAACCAATCAGCCTTTCTCTCCCAAAAAATATCCCAGTAGCCTATGTCATTAATAGCCTGAATTGTATGCATAATGTCAGAGGTGTCAATATAGTTTCCCATTTCAATCTGCCTTAAATCGTAGGGATAGCTTTGTTTCCCCATGAACTTAGTTTCATTAGGATTATTACTTTTATAAACCCTATCTCCATAAACAACATCAGCTTGGTTTTTAGTAATCGCCTCATAAAGCACTTCTAAATGATTAGGGAGATAAACATTGTCATCGTCTAAATAACTAATATAGTCTCCCCTAGCTATCATAATGCCCACATTTCTTGGCTTAACTGCATAGCCAGTATTGTGAGGTAATCTCATGGCAACCAGTCTATCTTCGCCTTCGGGCAACTTAATATTGGGAGGCTTGTCGCTATGGTCATCTATCACAATCAATTCAAAGTCTTTAAGGGTTTGAGCCAAAACACTATCAATTGCCCTTTGTAAAAGTTGAGGGCGATTGTGAGTAGCAATAATGACGCTAGTTTTAGGTTTTTTCATTATTTCTTTTGTTTATTTCAGCGATTCTTTTTGTAACCTCGTCATATTGTTTAATTGCTACTTCTAAATGTTCCCCTCCAACATCTCTAGCCATATCTCCAATAATTTTTCCTCCTGGCAAAAGGTGTTTTCCCCACATATTAACAACCTTTAGCGGGTCATGGATATGTTCTAGAACACTCATTGAAAAAATCCATTTATACATACCTTTAATATTCTCAACATCTTTTTCATATTTAACTCGTTTTCCAAAAAAGAACTTTACAAAATTCCATGTTGGCCCTGACAGATCAGCAAGTGTAATATCTTTAATCCCTTGTCTATATAAATATTCATCTATTACACCCGCACCACAGCCATAATCTAAAACAGGCCCTGGATTTGCTTTTATTACATCCGCATATTTGCCAAAGACTTGGGCTTCTCTATTTCTATAATAAAAAGGGTTACGGAACATATATTGGTCGTTTTTCATATAATGTTCTTTTGTTTTTTTATAACTTTTAGTAATTTCTGGGGTGAAACTTTGTCTGAATTCATTATGAGCAAAATTATTCCCTTTCTCTTGGATTTGCTCTCTGCTAAAACCTGTATGCTCCTCTAGAGCAGCCATATAGGTTTCATAGATAGATGAGCTATACCATTTTTCATATCCCTTTTTCTTTAAGCTAATATTCCTTTTCAATGTATCTGATAAAAACCTAAAATCAGTATCC